TCTGTTGTAGCTTGTTCTTGAGCAAGAACTTCTTTATCAAATTGTATTGCTTCTTTTAAAGAAAGTTTTCTATCAGCATATTTTTCTTTAGTAGCTTCTTTAGATTTATTTATTCTTTCTATTTCTTTGTTAAAATTTTGTTGCGCTAAATCTGTTTCAATTATTAAATCACGACCTACTTGCGAAAGCTTAAATGCTTCTTCATCTTTTAAAAGTTGTTCTTTTTTACTCTTAAGTGATTGTGCTAACTGAAACATTTTTACATTATAATCAGCTTCATTAATTAATTTCTTTTGATTAAATTCATTTTGTAAATCTAAAAGTTGTTGTTCTAAAATAGCTCTTCTTCCAATATCACTTGTGCCACTTAACTCTGTTTGAACAGTTCCAGTTTCTTTATCAAATTTTAATTTTGCCTTTGCATCTGCAATATTTCTTTCATTTTGGGCTTGTTGCTCTAATTGAGCATTAAGTCTATCTAATGCTTGTTCTCTTACTTCAATGTCTTTTGTTTTATCGCTAAAAATTGCTTCGTCTTTTAACTGCTTTAATTTTGACTCAAGGTTTAAAATTTCAAAAGTAAGGTCGCGAATTGCTCTTAATTGTTTTAAAGTTTTACCACCTTTTTTATTTTGAATACCTAACAAGAAATCTCGTCTTTTTTCAAGAGCTAAAATTTCATCTTGTTTCTTTTTTATTTTTTCCCTATTCTCAATATCTTTGTTTTGACCTTCTTGAACAACACCGTTTATTTTATCTTCTTCTGTTGAAAATGCCTTTGCTTCTTTTTTCTTTATAGCAATTTGTTCTTCAATCCATTCAACAGTTTGTTCGTTTAATCTTTGTTTTGTAGCTTTTTCTTCCGCCAATCTTTGAGCTTCTTTTCTTGCATTTTCTTCAGCAATTGCTCCAGTTGGGTCTTCTAACTGTAATCTAATTAATTCTTTATTCTGTTCTATGTTTTGATTAGTTATAGCAAGTCTGTTTTTTGTGTTTTGTTTAAAATTTATAAAATTTACTTTTTCTTCATCAGTTAATTTTCTAATAGTACTTGAATAAAGTTTTACTAGTTCTATTTGATCGCCAATTTGTCTTTTTGCAACTCTACCTATTCCTGGTATATTAGCTCCTTTAGATGTTTCTGCTTGTTGTATTTTAGAAGTATCTTCTTCCAAAGTTTCTTTAGTTTCAAATAAAGATTCATTTGCTAATTTTGCTTCCTCCGCATTTTTTTCTCTTAAAACTTTAAGGTATTCTTTCATTTTTTCTTCAGAAAGTTTAATAGCATTTCCGTATCTATCAACATCTAAAATAGCATCAGGCATTAATTTACCTAATTGAGCCATAGCACTATTAAAAAGTTTTTGTTCGTCTGTAGTGCGTTCTTGTTTATCTTTTAAAGAATTATATGTTCTTGTTAAACTACCTATATCGTTAATTAGTTCTTTTGTTTTATCTGCTGTTTCTTGAAGAGCCTTATTTTCTTCAACCATTTCATTTATTCTCTCTTCATGTGTTTTGCTTAAAGCATTATAAGCAATCACTAAACCACCAATAAGAGCAATTACAGCCCCTATTGGATTTGCAACCATTGTTGCCCAAAGAATACGAACATATCCAGTAAGCACTTGTGTTGCAACACCAAAAGAAATTGTCGTTCCAGTTGCAGTTACATTCGCGGCGGAATTTCTAAGTGTCACTAAAGTTCTTTTTTGTGCATATAATATCGATTGTAAATTTGCTACGTTTAGAAATTTTATTGCTTTTGTATAAGCTTGTGTTGTAAGTGTAACTGCTAAAATTGCAGTTTTATATGTTAAAAATCCAGTAACAACAGCTCCAAGAATTTTTACAATAGCACCTAAATTATTTGCCAAGAAATCAAACACTTTCATAAGTGAGTTTGAAACAGAATTACCCTCGTTAAATTCTTCAATTAAATTTACCCAAGCATTAGATAATCTTGAAGTCGCCGCTTGTAGTGTTGATACTTTATCAATGCTTTGTAATCCAAATGCTATTTCAACTTGCTCTGCAAATGCCGGTAATACTTCTGCGGTAATAACCTCGCCTTTTTTAAGCATTTCATCTAATTCAGCGGTTCCAACTCCAACAGCTTTAGCCATAATATCCATAGCACCAGGTAATCTTTCCCCTAACTGTCTACGAAGTTCTTCTGTTGTCACCTTGCCTTTAGAAACCATTTGTTCTAATGCAAGAAATATACCTTGTAATTCATCTGTTTTTAAACCTAAAACACCCGAAGCTTTAGTTAGTGTTCCAAATATTTTTTGTGTTTCTTTTGCGCTAAGTCCAGCATTTTTTGTCGCCGCCCTAAATTTTATGTATCTGTTTGTAGTGGTAACTATTTCCGCACCGTAATCAGATGTAATTTGTTTTAAAAAATCTGTTGTTTTTGCAAGTTCTTCAGAATCTGTAATAACCGCTTTCATTGAAAACGCCAAAGAATCTAATGTTTTTGTAAACTTAAAAGCACTTGTTATTGCTTTTGCAAATAATTGTATTCCAGTAAAAGCTCCCAGAGCTAAGAATAGTTTTTTAGCACTACCAATTAATCCATTAAAAACACTTTTAGTTTTTTTAGTTGTATTTTGTAAAGCTAATAGTTTTGCTTTTGCGTTAGATAATGCAATATTTGTTTTGGCTAATTCTTGTTTTAAATTTCTTGTCTGCGTAACAAAACTTTTTTGTGACTTTGAAACATTTTTGTAGGCATTTGACAACACACCAAGTTGGCTTATCACTTGTTGGTTTAATTGTTTAAGGTTAGATAATCCAGTAGACATTTTACGGAAACTTGCTTTACTTCCGTCTCCAACGCCAGTTAATGCAGTACGCATTTTATTGAAGCTATCAATAATTTCATTAATATTTTTAATTGCCTCTTTACTACTTATATCTATTTTTGCCATATTCTTTTGCTTTTTCTTTGCTTAACTCGATCATTTGAACCCAAGTTTTAATTGGTGTTTTTGAAATATCAATAGCTCTTTTTAAATCTAAATTTCTTTCAAGATATAAAGCATCGCGTTCTAAATTATTTTTAACCTCTTCTTTATCTTCTTTTACAGAATTAACTAATTTAATTTTAAATATTTTTATTTTATTTTTTAAACCTTTCATTTTATTATCCAGTTTGTTTAACTGAATACCTAAAGGCTTATCTAAATTAATTTGGTATTTTTTATCGTTTAAACGATTAATTAAATCAAGCGATTCTTTTGTTCCGTAAACATCAAAAATATTAATACATTTAGTAACAACGTAATAAATCGTTTCCCACTCTTGAATTAAACATTGCTTTTTTAGAATGCTTTTTAATTTATGATTTGATGTTATCTCGCAATATTCAAAATAAATTTCTTCCCATATAGAACTTAAAATTGCAATATCATCATTTGATAATTTTAATTTAGAATTTTCAATATCAAATTTTTTTGTTAAATAACGCAAATCATCTGTTTCAATTATCTGAAAAAAGTTTTTAACTGGAAGTGTACTACAACTTTTAAATAATTTCATATAAATGCAATTTGCGGTATTTTAATATTTTCAAATTTAGTTAAAATTTCTTGTTCTACAATTTTTGCAATATCTTCTTGTTCTTTTGGAGTTAATTTTAAAATAGCATCACCGTATTTTTCTTCTAAAATATCAGTTAATAAACCACCCTTTACACTTTTTGTTGCTGTTACTTCTATTTCTCCAAATCTGTTTGCTTTTGCATCCATGCTTTCATACCATCCACCACTCCATCTTAATGTAATAGGAGAAGTTCTTAAGCCAAGTTTTCTTTTTTGTCTTATTGTGCTACCAGAATATCCGCTTCCTATTCTATTTTCATCACCGTCAATTCCAAAATTAAACAACCGTCTCTTAAGTGGTCCGAGTACTAAAAAACCTTTTCTTTCGTTTATAAGCTTTATAAAATCAGTACTTATTGACCTTTGTTGGTTTTGTAATTCGTAAATGTAATTCGCTAAAATATCTCCCGCTTGAGCCATAATTTATTTTTTAATTAAAAAATGGTGTTGAAACTTAATCCAACACCATTTCTCCTAACAACCATTAAAATAATCTAAACAAAAATTTTAAACCGCAGTTACAGTTACTAAGTCTCCTCTGTAAAGAACTCCGTTGTTTAACACTACCGCAGTAAGTGTTGGTATATTGTAAGTTTTAAGTCCTAAAACCTCACCGCCACCAATAGCAGAAACAGTTCCAGTATATTTTCCTGGAGAATTTTCTACTACTGTCATTGAACCAACTACTCCATCAACTGAATAAGATAAATCAGCTTGAACTAATCCTTCAACTGGCGTTAAACCATCAGAAGCTAAAACAACTGTAAAATCAACAGAAGTTGCCGCCGCCGCTGGAATTGAATCGAAAGAAATAGAAACTCCATTTACACCATCAATTTCTTCTGGCGAAAAATCTAAACTATCTCTTAATGCAAATTCGTAATTTTGATCCCATTGTATTCTGTCAAGCAACTGAATAGAAAAAGATTTAGACTCTGGGTCTCCACCAAGAGTTTTTGTATTTGTTAGCATTGCAATCGCTTGACCCGCTGTAAATCCTTTAAAATTACCATCGCTTGTTACAGCTAATCTCCAATTACCTTCTTCATCTGCAAAGACAAAATCTAATGCTTTGAAAGAAGTTAATTTTGCCATTTCCTTGTAGAACTCATGTCCTTCTTCGTAAGTAAATTTGTACTTTGGTAAACCTAAAGTATTTAATCTATCTACGCCTCTACTATTAGTAGTTACTGCATCTTCTGAACTTTCGTTATCAAAAGATTCAGCTCCAATTAAAGGAATAAATTTCCCTAATTGTACTTGTTGGTCAATATATGCTTTGTTCCAAACAGTTGCTTTTGGAATAACAAAACCTTTTTGAATACCAATTACATGAAGTGGTGTCCCCCATTCTATTTGGCATCCAAGCTTTCCAGTATCGGCATTAGTACCTCCACATGAAGCTTTTTTACTTGCTATTGTTTCTAAACTCATTTTTTAAGTTTTTGAATATTAATTAAATGATTAAGTGATTTTAAGTTTTCTGTTTCAAATGTGTCACCTACTTTATATTTTACAGTCCCACTTTTGTAACCAACAGAAAAATCTTCTATCACAATCCCTTTGTAAGATTTCTTACAAGCAACTTTTTTTTGTGTTGCTTTTTTTGTATTTTTATTAGCTTTTGCCATAATTTAAAATTTTATTTTCCTTAAACAATTATTATTTATCTCTAAATTTATAGTTAATTTCACAGCATCCCAAATATCAGAAAATTTAGTTTCTACACCGCTTGTTTCAACATCACTATAATTACCATATTTTGAAATATTAAAATTCAAATCGTAACTAATAGTATTTGCTTGTGTAAAACAATGCAAAACATTATCTAATAAATCATTTAGAATAAGAAATGTACTTTTTAGTCTTTCATTGTATAGCATTTCAGTATTAGTCTCAACTGCTAAAATAAAATTTAAACTATCAAGTTTTACTCTTTTTCTATTAATGTGGTTTTCTTCAAAAGGCATTTCTAACCATATTAGCGGGTAATTTGAATTACCTTGAGTTTGTTTAAAAAAAGCAAGTAGTTCTTTGTGGTCTCCTATTTTAAATAATGGTTTATATGAAACACCATTTTTATCCATAAGAGGCAAATAATCTAATACTTTTTCTAAAACATCTTCTACTATTATAGTTTTTTTAATACCCATTAGATACCAAATTGATTTTGTTGTCTATTCCAGTATGTAGGTTTAAAGTTATCATAAGTATCGGCAACAAGATGATTCATATCCCTTATAAAAGTATATAAACTTGTTTCCATATTTTCCTCATAATAATCAATTCCAAAACCTACTCTTCTTTCAAGCACTTTAGAATCATACTCCTTACCTTGAATCATATCCGTCATTTCACGAATAGCTCTCATTACTTTGGGCGCGGAACTTCTTTCTTCAATGTTTTTACCTTGAATTTTTCCATCACCTATTCCAGTACGAGTAAGGTCATAATTTTGCTCAAATTTAGAATAAACATAATTTGCTAAAAAACTACTATCGTATGTTGAACAACCTGGGCTTTTAAACCTAATGCCTCTCCATTCAACAAAATCTCCATTTGGATTGTTGTATGTTTTGCCATTAAGTAAATCATCCCATTTCTGGTCAACACCTACCTTTAGACCGTTAGACTGTTTTGAATCTAACTTGTCCATAAATTCGAGTGAAAGCTGAAGACCTAAACACATAATCAAACATTGACGTTCATACTTAGCAATAAAAGAACTCAATTCAGAAGCTACTTGCGTAACATCAGAAGTGATGCTTGGCTTAGCGTGTGGAATATAAAGCTCGTTTTTGTAATATGTATTATTTGTAATCATCTAATTATGTGTTTAGCTTAATTCTTATCTCTTCATAGTAGGCGAAAAATAATCTTTGATGTAGCTTCCTACTTCTAAAATTCCTTTTCCGCTTAAAGCATTAATAGTTGCAGAATAGTAAGCTTTTTTCTCTCCAGTTGCAATAACTGTACAGTTATACCATCCTTTTGTTAATTCTTTTTTACTACTTTTTTTTGCTTCACTCATTTTATAATTGTTTAAAGGTTAAAATTAAAAATTACGCCGCTGTAATCGCCGCCTTTACAGTTGCAATATCATCGTAAACAAACGCCGCTTGATCTAAATTTTTAACGTATTGGAAATAACGTGATTCTCCTACCATTGTGAATTTGTTGGTAATGAACTGGTCATTTATCCAACCTATTCTAACAGAAAAAGGAACGTAATTTACAACGTTGTATTTAGTCATATCTGCAACGAAAATTTTACCCGCTGGAATTTTAATCCAAGGCTTGATAACGATTCCGCCAATACGAACTTCGTTAAATAACCCCGCTTGTGGATATAAAGGTAAACCATCAGCGTCTTTTGCACCAACTAACTGTACGAAAAAGTCAACTGGATTAATTAACACAATGTTTGGCATATAATGTCCTTCATCAGCATAAGCTTGTGTTGTGTAAATGTCTGTAATAATAGCATTTACAACATCCATAAAATTTGATGTACCGGCTGGAAAAACGTTTGCTAAACCTCCCGCGTTGAAAGTTCTTGCAACTACTGTTGCTCCAGTAGGATTGTTTCCAGTACCGTCTCCAAAATAAATTCCGTTTACTTTGAACAAATCATGCTGTACAGCTAAATAAGTTCTCGCAATACTTTCTAATCTTGGAAAATCTGTAACTGCTTCTTCAGTTAAAATTTCATTCGCCGCCGCTTTAACTGGAGTCTCCCAACGGTTTTCCCATTTAAAGTCAATTTGTGGTTTTGTACCACCTTCTGCAACAAATCCATAACCACCTTCTTTTGGAGTAAGCTCCGTATAAGGTAAACTTGGGCTTGATGTGTTGCTAATACTCGCAAGTGCTAATAAAGAAGCATCATTACGCATATTGAAAGTACCTAAATCAGTACTAACATCAAGTGGCGGTGTGTCAACAGTAGTACCACTACCGGTTGAAATATCTGCAACAGCTTTTGGTGTGAATCTAATCTCACCAGTTTTGTTTGCAACAATTTGCTCTAATTGAGCTTTGTTTTCTTTTAAGAAAGAGTTGAATTGTTTTGCAACGCTATCAACTTGCTTTTCTTTAAGAGTAGAAACAAAATTATCAAATGCTTCTCCTTGCGTTTGAATAGATTTTGTTAATTTCAAAATTTCATCTTTTGAAGCGTTATTTTTTTGAGCTTCTGCCAAATCATTTTGAGCTTTTACAAAAGAATCTTCAAGGGTTTTGAACCTTGTGTCTAATGCTTTTTGAATGTTATCATCCATGATTTTAATTATTAATTATTAATATTCAGTTATAAAAAAAGTGACTCTTGTCGGCTTTAGTTTGATTATTTGTAGTGATTACTCGGCTACACCTAACCATTTTTTTATTTGTATTTCTTTTAATTCTTGTTCTGTTTTTTGTTTTGAAACTGTTTGAGTTGGCGTTATCGGATTGCTACCTATTGCAACAGCACTTCCCTCAATCGCTTTTGCTTCATAAACAGCGTAAAAGTAACCATTTTTCTCAACTTCTTCTTTATTGGCTATGTCATCAATATGCTCATCCCATATTTCTTTGTATTCTGCATCTTCATCAAGTGAGCTATTAAAAGCCATTTTTATATTTACATAATACATACCAACAGAATGATTATCTACATTCCCCTCTTTATATTGTTCGTACATATAAGCATTTCTTCGTCTTTTAACAACACTATCAAAAACTAATGCTTCTGTTTTTCCTTCAACATCGTAACCTAAATCTTTCCAACTGTATTGTTTAACGTAAACATCCAAATCTTCTTTGTCTGAAATTATTTTATCAAATTTCATTTCGTGTTCTTGAATGTGCTTAATGCGTTTGTTTTCTTTTACGGTCTTATTCCAAATTCCGTTAATATGAACATCTTTGTGAGAGTCCATAATCATAGTTGTATTAATTATTGCACGAACTTTTATAGAATCAGGTTCACTTGCATTCAAATCTTTTGTTGAGATTTTACTTATTTCTTGCATAGAAGTACAAGGCGCACCAAAACCATCAGCTTTTTTAAATTGAGATTTCTTGCTGTAAATTATATCTTCTTTGTTTTCTTTAAGCCAAGTATATAATTCTTCTCGAGTTTTAAAAGTAGGTGTTTCCATAATTAATCTTTTTTAACTATTTGCTTTTCTTTTTGAAGCTCTAATTTTTTACTCATTCCTTTTTGAGCCTCTTTTAGTTTTACAATTCTTTCTTTTGTGTAATGATTATTCATCTTCTTGTTGTTGTTGTTGTTGTTGTTCTTGTTGTAAGTCGTTTAATTCTATTGTGCTATCAAACCCAGCCATATCAAGAGCAATTTCATCTGGGATTCCCGCATTTCTTAACATACTTAAAGCAGTTGCTTTTTTCTGTATTCCATCATAACGTTCAATAAGAATAAATTGCATAATTGGCATTTTTTCATAAGTACCAACTAATTTATATCTATTATCATCTAATAAAACATTCATTGTCGCTAAAAAAGAATCCAATGTTGGTTGCATTTCATTTTGAATGTAAGAAACCATAGACTCCTTAAAATTATTATATGTAGTTTTTTTAGCTTCTAAAGAAATAATATCTTTTGGAATATGTAAAGCTGTATAAATTAAATTGCCATCTACTTTTATACTTTCATCTAAACCTAAGTCCCTTAATGCAATATGTAAACTCTGCCACTTTAGATTTGATTTTGTTACTATTCCGCGTTTTCTATTTTTACCAGAACCGTAATTGTTTTGTAAAGTATCTTCAACGTCTTTCTTTTCATCATCTGTTAATGGAAAACTCCCCGCTTTTGCATCAGCAGTAATTAATTCTTTACCATTGGTTTTTAGAATTACATTTTTAGCTTCTAAACTATCTAAAGTGTTTACAAGAGTTTGCCTTAAGCCATCAAGACGACTTTTTGTTTCAAACATATTTTCTGTATTCAAACCATTAGGCAAATCGTAGAAAAAAAGTAAATCTCTAAAAGGAATAGATTCGTTTTCTCCGTCTCTATCGTATATTATTCTTTTATTTTTTACATCATTATTTTTGCTACTTTTTGTAAGAGAAGTTCTAAATTCTTCTGGGTACTCTATAAGATTAGGGTCTAACAAATACATTGATGTAGGTGTATTCATTCCAGTTGTTCTCCTTAACCAAACAACAGCTTTTCCCTCTGCAATTTGTGTAAAATTATGCGCTTCAAGAAAATCATTTTGTGTTTGGTAGTAGTTTGGCTTTTTTAGTAAATCTAAAATCCAATGATTATATATTTTTTCGCCAGTTTCTTTATCTTGAATACAAATATCAGCTTGAGAAAATAATTTTGCTACAAATAAAATTGCGGGTGTTAAGATAGGGTGTTTTTGAGCTATTTCTAAATTTGTTCCATAATAGCTCTTCCAATTACCATGTTCTTTAATATTATAAAATGTATCACCATTAATGTACCTGGTAAAAAAAGGTATATTAATTCTAGGAAGTTTAAATTGCATCCGTATATATAATTTTTACGAACTTACAACAAAAAAATTAAATTGAAAAAAAAAGCCCCTTAATCAATAAATCTCTCTAACTTGAAAAAAGGGCTAAACAAAACAGAATGTATTTGAATCCAAATTTACAATTTTATATTTAAATAAGGAACTAAATATGAAATTATATATCTCATGGCATCAAGCAAATGATCGTCTTTTTTTATCGGAACATCAACGCTTTTTCCGTTCTTATCTATTTGCCAAGAATAATTATCATATTCAAATCCTAAATTCTCACTTCTTACATAATAGATAGTAAAACCTTGAACAAGAGATATTCCAACCTCTACACTTCCGCCTCCTTTTATTGCTCCCATAGCAATATAATTTTCATTCAATAATAAATCAATGTAATTTTGTTTTGCACTATCGCAAACAATAATATCTTTTCCTTTTATTATTTCTGGGCATCTTAATTTTATAACAGTAGGCAAAGAATCAGAAATATCTTGCAAAGGTTGATAAAGTATTTCTTTAATGTAAAAAGCTCCATCGCCATTATATTTTACTTCAACACAAGCAGTTGGATTTGATGCTCCAAAATCTAAACCAAAATAACTCGGGTATTCTAATTCATTAAAAAACTCAAGACTTATTTCGCGCCAACCTTGATAAATTTTATTTGGTTTCTCTGCGCCAATTCCAAGTCCGTAAACAAGCCAGTTGTATTTATGCGCTGTTCCTTTTTTTATGTTTTCTACATTCTCGGGAGGTTGATTGTGTATCGAAATAGGCTCATCTTTATAAAATAATTCACTTCCTCTAAGTTCGTATGTTCCAGATTCCCAAGGTTCATATCCTAACAAATGCTTTACAATATTTGGAGGGCAATATGCGTTATCTTTAAATGTAGAATGTATAAAACAAGTTTCCGGGTCGTTTCTGTAATTTTCTATAAAGAAATTTTTGCTCGGATTGTAATCTGCAATTATTCTATCGCTTGTCCTTTGTGCTATTTGTAAATAAACTTCTTCATTAAACTCTGTTATTTCATTAAAAAAAGAAATGTCTTGTGTTGAGCCTAAAACTTTACCAATATTATCCGCGCCTTCAAAAACTATTTTGCTTTTAGTTGGTACATAAGTGAATGTGCCAGTTTGTTTATTTTCTTTAATTTCCTTGTATATTCTGTAATCAAACATAATTATTTTTTGGAAATCTTCTAATACAGTTTGCCTACATACGTTTTTTAAATTTCTCCAAACAGTAATTTTAATTCCTTTTCGACTTACCATTTCTAAAAGTAAAAGCTGAAGTATCGAATAACTTTTGCTAGATCGCGAACCGCCCATAGAAACTATTTGACGGTATTTATAAACTGGTTCAATTATTTCTGTTTTATTTTTATCAATTATTTCCTGGTTTATTTTTTCATGATATTTTTTATGTGTTTCTGCAAATGTTTTTGTTACGTCTATATTCATTTTTTATTTATAATTGAATTTATTTCAAATCTAAAGGACTGTAAATTTCTAATTACTAAATAATCAAAACCGTTTTTTTCAACTAATTCTTTCCATTTTTTTTGTTTTTCAGAAAGAACAGCATAACTTAAATCTCTTTTTAATTCTAACAAATAGCATTTAGAATTAAATAAAAATATCATATCTGATACACCACTGTATACACCAGTAAGTTTTAAAGTTTTGGCTTCGCGTTTAGTTCTTTTTCCGCCATTTGGAACAGCAAATAATAAACCTCTGTATTCTGGGTAAGTATTATGAAACCAAAAATAACATTTTTGTTGTAGTGCATTTTCAGATTGACCTATAACATCGTTTTTTATATCTTTCATTTTATTACACACAAATCGTTTTCAATTATTATTTCTTTAGCAAAACCTTGCATTACTAAATTTGGCTGTGTTTTATTCCATTTAGTGTTAATTGGAACTTCGCAAATAACATCATTTGCTCTGTAACATTTACCCTTAAAGTGTATGCTTAAACATTTATACCTTTTGTAATAATGAAAGAAAAATCTATATTTTTTTTCTGTTTCTTTTTTTACTTCTGTCATTGTATGTTTTTGGTTTTTTAATTTCATAAAATACTAAACCTCTTATTACGCAATAATAAAATTTTATCATTCTTGTAACATTTCTTTTAATTTATTTTCCGCAACTATTCCTTTTGCAATCATATCCATGTGTTCTAATGCAAATTCTTTTTCTACAATAGTTAATGAATCAAAATAATGGTCTAATTCGCTTTGAACAATCATTAGCTGGAACATTGTTGTTGTTCTATCAGCTTTCTTTAGTATCATCGATAATATTCTCTCCTTTTCCATAATTGATTTGTATATTTATTGTGTTATCACCAGTATTGGGTTTTTGACCAGTTTGCCTTATAATTTTTGGTTTAAAAAATTCTAGCCCTTTTAAATATACGCGAACAAATTCTCTATCTGGTAATCGTTCTAAGATTTGGTTAAACCTTTCGGCGTGATTTGTGTTTATTGCTTTTGTTAATTGCGACCAGGTTTTTACATCTGTCTCTTTTTTTGGCACAACTATTTCGTTATTTTCCTTTTCTGGTTTTAATTCAATAGTTTGTATTTCTTTTTTCAAAACAATACTCGCCGCTTGTTCAAATATGTCTTTGCTTTTACTCACCTTTTGCATTTTTACTTGCTTGAACATATACTTTTACAAAACCCTCTATAACTTCTGTCATATTTGTGTCGTTGTAATATGTTTCAGTAACAAATTCTTTTTTTAAATCTTCATCAATTCTTAAAGATAAATTCGGTTTTCCTTTTGGCATAATTATTTAAATTAAATGTATATACAAATGTAGTGGTTTTTTATTTCTAAACAAAACTTTTTTCTTCTTGTGGCACTTCTCAAACTATAATTATCACTTCTGATT